AATTCCAATAACCCAACAATCACAGCAGGCTTCAACCCTTCTCCATCCTTGGAAGATATACCTAAGAACTCAAAATAATGACACGCAGTTCAAGGTTGATCTGAATAGCGTTATTTATCCATCGTTTCAAAATTGGGACACGATAACAGTTGTCGGGCTGGACACTTGGTCAGATGTTTCTACTGGATTTGTTGTTATTTCTGGTGATGTAAATAATTTAGAATGTGAATTGGTCTCAATAAGCGGGCCAATTGTTTCGCCCCCAGACAGGATATCTTTTTCTGAAGACACTCAAGCATCATTCAGTGTTATCATTGGATATCTGTATCAACAAGATGGTACATGGTGCGCAATACAGAATGCATTTCAAAATCTAACGTTGATAGATGTGTGTGTTGATGGTAAGGCCGCGATATATCCGATACCAAGCTAATGTCAAAAGTTAACAATATAGGCTCATTTTACCCGAAGCGTCTTTCGCTTTGTTATGCAAGATCAATAGACAATATTTCGCCATATTTGCCATTTACAGCTACATTTGAAGAAGTGCTATCTCTTTACTGGAAGGTTAAAAAATGGCAGATCCACACAACAGGCCGGCGAACTGTCGGTGATGCAGATATCATAACTTACAATTGGGATCGCTTGACAACCTCCATTCCGCCAAATTCCGAAAAAAAATTAGTTTGTGGAGAGAATATTCTAGGATGGGAACTTTCTGACGGTTCTCCTAATACAAGTGAAGACTCTTTATGGGTTACGGCATCTGAATGGGAGATTGCATCAATTCCGTTTTTTGGAGCCACATCTGAATTTGTGTCTGCCGCAACTTATCGACTGCCATTTTATGACGCGGTTGGAACAACTACACTAAATGTAAATTCAAATTCGTGGACATGGGATTGTTATGGAGACAGGGGTGATAGATTTGTATATGTTCACTATGCAAATATCTCAATTACGGCTGTAGAATTTTGGAATTACTAAGAAACAAAAAATAAACAGCAAATACTAGCCCTTGGATGAATTGTTCTCGTAAGCCTTGTTGCTTATCGTGAAATAGGTTCCGCAGTCATTGCATTGCATTTGTCGCTTGACCGCCCCAACAGCCGTTGTCTTGGTCTTGCTCACATGGGTTCTGACTGATTCACAATTGGGGCAGTCTCGGCATTCCCCTCCATAGGCCGTGGCGTAGTTGAATTTGTGCGGAGAGTAGGTGCGGAGTTCTTGGTAAACCCGCTCAAGCAGAATCACATCCTTTTTGCAGTAGGCTACCATCTTATTGAGACTCTCCTTGCAACTGTCCAAAACAATGGCTTTCCACAGATCAAATCCCCCTGTTTCCATCTTTCCGCCAAACCCCAAGAACTTGGCGATGTAATCAAGCTTGTTGCTGTTGAACAGGAATTGTCCCTTGGCCATCTTGAGCGTATCAAGGGTTGTGTAGTTGGGATACATCGGGATTCGGTGGTAGAGGCATCGGGTTTTCAACCATTTTAAGTCATAGCGATCCGAGTTGTGGCCTATCGCCTCATCTGCCGAGTTGATGATTTTGACAAACTCCTTCAACATCTTCTTATCGCAGTGGCGGCGATCCCAAGTCAGACTGTTTACCTTGTCTTCTCCCTCCCACTTCCAGCAGATGCAGATGATTGCCCGTTCCTCCAGTATGTTATCATGGGGGATGGTTAGTTCGTAGCCCGTCCTCCAAGAGAGGACTACATTGGGGCTGGTTTCGATGTCGAAGAACAACCGCCGTCTGTTGGTTTTCATAAAGTTTATTCTAACCCGCGAATCATTGCTAGGGTACGCACATAGCCTATGGAATCAACCAAATTATCCTTGGTCGGTTTATTTAGATCGCGGGCGATTTTTAGCAGAACCATCATCCATGCCACATCCTCTACGGATATATCGGCGCGGGGACTGATGCGATTGACTATGTATGAGTTCCAAAGATCGGCTATCCGCTTGAAGTTGTCTTTGGGATGGCCGTAGTTCTTCTGCCTGTCATTGGAGGTAAGCCTTTTCGCCTCATCCAACATGGACTCTTTGCCAAGTTCCACCATTGAGGGGAACAGATAAACGGGCTTTCCGAGCCATTGAGCTACCGCCACCTCTGCTCTGGCCCCTTTGGAACCCTCCCATTCTGGGAGTAGAGCAATCCCATCACAGGCCATTACGGCTTCCAGATCGCGTTTTACGGCGTCTTTTAGGAATTCGGGGTCCATCACCCCCTTGTGCGGATCAAGCCCCAATTCTTCGTCCATCTTGGCAGGATTGATAACTTCATATCCTTTTGTCTTCAAGTGCTCTTCGGCAACATAAAACAAGGGGTGGTTGAGATCGGCATAGCCCGTCATAGGGCCGCATAGGTAGAGCTTCATTGTGTGGTATTAGTTGAAGTTTATGCCGCGTTCAAGCATGGCATCAGTTAAAATCTTGCGAATATCCTCGACTGTCTGCGAATGCCATTCTGGGTGAGAGGCGTATCTGAGGTGGTTGCGGAGTTCTTGATCCAAATCTGTCAGCAGCGAATACATGTCCCCAGCCTTGTTGACCATCTCCCATTCAATTTGTTCATCTGGGAGATCGAAGGTAAGCTGTCCTTTAGCCATTCTTTATTACCTTTTTTAGCTCCCCGCCATCCTCATCATCACCGTCTTCCTCTTCTTGTCCGTAGAGTATATCATGGATGTTGGCGACTATTCCCTCAATCGTGTAGTCGTTGCCGAACTTGATAAATCCGTTCTTTGTCTTTCCCCCTTCGTGGAAGGTAACCACAACTATCCCAGAGTCGAAATGCTCTATCAGTTCCCTGACAAGGCGATTCAGCACTTCCTGCGCTTTGGGGCAGTGGTCGTCCATTGGGTCTATTGTTCTTCACGGCAGTCCTTGCAGATCTTCATTACTCCGACCCCATGGACGGAAATATGTTCAATATTTTTTGATCCGCAATAGACGCAGTCTTTGACTTGTGGTTTGTGGTTGCGGGGTTTGTGGTGTTTACGAGGATTACTGCTACTACTCATTTCAGCTTTGAAGGATGGATTCTGACATAGGCTCTGACAAGAGAATTTTTTCTGGTCTTTAGCCACACCCCGTCCCCAGAGTTGCTCTCACGATCCCCCTGCTGGTTCGTATTTCCCTCGACGCACTGAATTGACCCCTTATTGACGCCGACCACAATACCCGTGTGGGAGAAGTCAAAGATGACAATATCACCCACTTTGGCCTGCGCCGTCTCTGGCAGCACCTCCGTGGTGTTGGGATGCTTCCTTGCCCATTCAATCAATCCAAATGCGGCGGCGGTCTTGGGCCTCCAAAGAGACGGAGTGGACACCTTGAGTCCAAGCCATTTGACCACTTCCTTGTCTTTCAGCCATTGCGATATACACCAATCAACAAAAGCGGCACACCACGGCCAAGGGGCAGGAGTCAGATTTGTAGACGACTGGTATTCGCGGATTTTGGCTCCGCGATTGTTGCCTCCAATTTCCTTGACCCCAACTTGCGAACGAGCAATCTCTGCAAGTTTTTCAATCATAGACTACCAACCGCAACGGCGGCGACCAATATCCCAGTTCCTAAAAATCCGCTCCACCTCGGACTCCGATGACGATGGAAGTCTTTCCTTCATCGCTCCGCTTGCCTTTTGCCCAGAATCGGAGGGAGCAGACAAGGCGTACAAAGAAATTTCTGCGATCTTTTTTAGGTTGGGTTGTGAATATTGCTTTGAGGGTTTCATTGGATAGAGACTTCACCGCTTCTTCTTTCGGCTACAAGCGGGCTTTTTTGCTTTCGGGATTTCAATGGCCCTGCGAACCTCCGTATAAGTGATGGGTCCAGCCACCCCGTCTTCATCGGTATTGACCAAGGCTTGGATCTTCTTGATGCCAGAGGCGTTGGCTTCGTTGGTGAAGTAGTTGACTGCCGAAAGAATGAAGGCGACAATGAATCCCACAAGAGATGTCTGATCGACCGACTCGGCAAGTTTTGGGTCGAACATGGCGAGTTTTGCCACAATCGAAGCTACCAGAGTAGCGATGATCGGAGTCAGGACTCCTCCAGACTTGCTGACAAGAAAAGCTAGGATCTTATTTTTCATTCGCTTTTTAGCTTTTGTACCGCCGACTCAATGGTAAATCGGATGAGGGATTCGGAAGCATCAATACCGTTACGAGTGGCAGCTTTGGTCAGAGCCTTAACTGCGGCTTCGCGCTTTTGTGATCCGGTCTTATCGGCGTCTGCCAACTCGCGGACAATGTCCAAGGCGAGGGGAAGCAGTGATGCCATTCCATCAGCAATGAGTTGCTTGAGGATTGGGGCATAGAAGTTCCAGATAAGTGACGGGATTCCAGCGAGTTTGGCTAGGAGTGATTTCATGGAGATAAGGCTAGGCTAGAATCCCTTGGTTTGCAAGTATTCTTCGATCCTTTGGGTTCGCTCATCGATTCGGGCCAAGGTTTCGCTTCGGGATTGGGCGTCTCTTTGGATAACCTCAATCTTTGCATCCTGTTTGGCGTCATTACCTTGCACTGCTCTCATTTGCTCTGGAAGGACTATCCATCCATTGAGCGCCGAAAAAGATGTGACGATCAAGGCAACCCCAGCGATCAACTCGCTCATAGTAAGTTTAACTCCTCGTTCGTTGCGGACTGGCTGAATACTCATAGTGCTCCAATAATTGATGCCACCTGATAGCGCCAAGGCCAATCAATATATGTGGCTAGGTTTGCGGGATTGGTTGTATCTCCGCGATAGGCTGCGGCGATGTTCCCCAAAGCTTGTTTCTCGCTCCAGTTTGTGATTCCGTTGGAGGTTCCTGATATAGCATTGTAAATATCGCTCCATACATAGTTCTTTGGAAGAGAGATATAGTCTGCTTCGGTCTTCGGGACTCCAGTGGCTATAGCAATCTTGGCCCAGAGATAGCGTTCTGGGAGGCTCACATAATCCGCAATAGATCCAGAACCCAATTCCCCAACAAGCCATCTTGCCAGCATCTGCTTTCTTGGCAGATCTGCTGACGAAACGAAGGTAGCGTCTAAAGTGGGAAGGGCCATAGCCTATGGAACCCTAGCCCAACTAGGCCATGCCCATGATACGCCTACCCATCCCGCGCATAGGAGCCTTCTCCATTTCGGAAGCAGCAGCCTCCTCTTCGGGGGTGGCGTTCTCGGCCATATCCTTCTCGCTATCATCTTCGGAGGCGATTTCAACGCCAGCGATCATGGTAGGGATAAGATATTCACCATCGACCTTGAAGGTTACAAGCTCTTCAAACGTCCCGCCATCGGCAACATCTTTGGGCAATTCGTAGTTTTCGGGTTTTTCGATTTTCATAATAATTTATTCTCTCCTCCTAGAGCTTGCCTCAGATTTTACTCCGAGGCAAGCCTTGAGGAAGGGAGACTAGCTTATTTCAGATAGCCGTAGCCCGAACCAGAGGCGCAAGCCACCAGATCGTTGGCAAGGTTGCAACGCAGGTGGATGATGTAGTGGCCCCAAGTAGGAATGTTCTGCTTGACGGCACACGCCATCTTAGCGCGCCAGTAACCACTGTTTTTGTCAGGGTTGCAGTTCTTATCATACTCGTTGATCCAGCGGAAGTCGCCGCGATAGTTCTGAGCATCATAAGTCAGCTTGCCGACACGCAGGTTAGGATTCGGAACGAGCCACTCCATTGCCTTCGGATGGAAGATAACCGTGGAGGTATACTTCGCAGTCTTGTAGGCAGGGTTGATGACATATTTCGTACCCTTGGTTGCAGTGGTGGACACATAAGGAGCCACCTCAACAAACGATCCACCAGCGCCATCGTTGAAGCGTTTCGGGAACGGACGGCTGTGGAAGACATAGCCGCCGTAGCTCTTGTTGGGCAAGAGAGACGAGCCATTGGCTCCAAGTAGGTCGTTCACGCGATCACTCCAGCGAATATCCTGACGGATGTCTTGGTTGAGCTTGATCAGATTCTCAATCGTTGCGCGTTCTGCGAAGACGTTGAAAACGGGCGAACCGTCATCGGTCACCGCATCGCCGTCATCGCCAGCGTTGTCCTGATAGAGGTTGTCATAGATCTGGCGAAGAACACCCATGGTCAGAACGCTCGTAGGAGCACTCATTCCCGCAACAGTCGCAAGACCGTTACTAAAGGTGACACCAGATGCTACGGAATCGAGACCCGGTTCCACGCTGATTTTGGTGGCGTTTTCCAGATAGTCGTTGTCATAACGCTCAATCCACTCCTTGTTGACGTTGTCGGCAAGGATCTTGATGTAGTTGTTGACATCGTCAATCGGGAACGCCGAGGTACGAACGTCTTCCAAGCAGATCCAGTTCGACTCAATCGCCTGATGGCGAAGTTTGAACGTCTTCTGATCGAAGGCATAACCAACGGTTTTAACGGGCGGCAAGCACGAATCGGTTTCGCCGCTGACGCCAGTGACGCCAACATCTTCCCATCCCGTGCCAGTGGCAACGGTGCGCTGGGCAACAGTGTTGGTGATGATCGCACCCATATGATCGGGGAAAGCCGACTGGGTAACAAAACGGAGATAAGGATCTTTATAGAGACCCAAACGGTAAGTGCCGAGAGCAATACGTCCAGTTTCCCTTT